GTGAGTGTTGGGTTGGTAATTGTTATGTACGTGCCGACTGCGCAATTTGTAGTTCCCACCGTGTAATTGGTGTTAACAGCGAGAGATCCCGCGGAACCGATCGCGCTAGCGGTGCAGTTGACAAGTGTGCCCCCAGAGACGAACGTGGATAGAGATGCGGCAGTGACGGGACCAGATCCAACATAAAGAAGGAAGTAGGTACCGGATGACGTGCCAGCTGGCCATGCAACAGCTGTGCTGATGATGGACAATCCAATGTTGTCATAGTACTTGGTGAGGCCTGACGGAGTACCGAAAGGTGTGGCTGCTGCCACTGTAGTGGAATTCGCGTACGTGGCATACTGCTCGCCCACATCCAGTAATGAACTGGGCACGGGTTTGCGGAGCTCTATTTCGTACGAGACCCATATCTCACCAACATCAATCGAGGCAGCCTGCATGCCCTGAGTGGCAATGTAGGTGACCCCGAGATCATACGTTTTCTGGTCTTCACCTGCCGGGACCGCCCCTGATCGCACATACTGTACTTGGTACGGGTTTTCCTTAGGATCACACTCGACGGGATGGCAAAAGCATTCGCTCGGTTTGGCATCGTTTGATAGATACTCATTGAGCATTTGTTCTTTTGAGTAGTAGGCTGCGGCAGTCGCTCTGTACTGGGTGGCGAAAGCCACCGTTCCTAGTGCGGTATTGCTGCTCGCCACCACATCGCCACTCGTTGACACAAACTCAAAAATCAGACCCTTCCACGTATATTCCTGGTACTGTTGGGCAATGCCCGACAACCATGGAAACGACGAAGCTAGGCCGGGGTTAAGAGGTATGGTGTTTGAGATGGCGAACCCTGTGCTGGAAGTGACGTCACCCAGGTATTCTTTGTGCCGGACCACAACACTCTGTCCGGAACGATGCATACTCGGGATGTCACCCGACGATTTAAACCGGTTAACCAGCGAGTTAGTGCTGACCTCGTACTTGCCCTGTCCCAACCACTTAGACACCATGGCACCCAGACCAGAACCGGCGGAAGAACCCAAGGCAGCATTACCGAAGTAACCGCCCAGGGCGCCCCCACCGATCCCGCCGAGTGCACGGAGTGCCTGGCCGATCGCCGTCGGACCATTGGCCGACGGACTTTTAGCTTTCTTACTAGTGCTGTTCTTCTTAGCATTTCGCTGCGTTGCAGCTTGTTTCGACTTACTCTTCATTGGACCTTAGAAGATTTATCAAGCCCGGTTCAAAATGTAAATCTCGTCGAAAGACCGGCGCGGCATCCACACATCCCACAATGGCTGAGGCGTAATATCGCTCCAATTCACACTGCTCATCGGGGGTAACGCCAAAGGCGTAATAGTAGGACACTCGCGACTCTGCTGTAATGACCGCGGTTTTAACGCCGCGGACTCGTTCTGCCATGGACGTGTTACGGAAAATCACCTCCTTATACCCTTCACTAGCTTTGACTCCATTTGTCTCGAATGCTGTGTAAAAGGCTTCCTGCACAGGGACACCAGAAGCAAGGATGCGACCACACTCACCGACGGCACCCAACCATTTACGGAAGGAGCTTTCGGCGTTAATGGGCACCAAGCACATGGGATCTTTCCTTAAGCAGGACAGGTGGTTCCTAACCATACGCCAGCCAGTGCTCAAAAGCACTGGACTTGTTTGGCAAAACTCAACTTGTTCAAATTCATAAACAGGGGGGCCGACCGTCATTGCGAATCCACACCTCGCAAACCACGCCGCAAATCCACGCATGAACCGTT